ATGCACCCTATTGACTCACTTTGTAAAGAATATGAAATGACTCGGTACGCTCTGTCAAAAAAGAGTGGTGTAAGAGAATCCGTATTTTCAAATTTGGTTCAAAAAAATTCATCGATTCAAAACATGAGGTTGGGCACAATTTTAAAAATATCTGATGCGCTGGATCTTCCAATAGGCGTATTAATTGAAAAGCTTTTACAATATGAAAAAACTGCCCCCTCCAACTAAGGACGGGGCAGTTTTTTATGCTATAAGTGCACAAAAAATTATTATTGTTTTGGTGAAAGATAAAATGAAACTGATCAAAATGTTTTTTGAAGTAGATGTTAATAGAAATTTTACAAAAAATATGGAAAATCCCCCTATAAAAAGGTATTATGGACTAGATACTCATCAAGAATGCACTTACATATAATACTTTTTAACTGCTATAGGAGATGAAATAATGAAAGTATTTATACCGAGAAATTTCAATCGCTCAACTATGTATCAGCTATTATCTTCTGTAATTGATTACGATCTCAAACCAAAAGATCATCGCATTGATTTCGATTTTACAAACTTGAAGTTTATTGAACCAGCCGGTGTAACTATTTTAAGTAACTTATTTGAGTGGTTACGAAAACGAGATGTAAATTCAACGATTACATATCCCAAAAACTCTTCAGGAAAGAATAATCCAATTCAGTTCCTTGATGATTCAGATTTTTTTATAAGGTATGCAGGAAAAAACCTTACCAGCTTTCCATCACCAAGACAGACTACTATCCCATTAAAGTTAATAGCTTATAGCGACAGCCCCAGGTGGCTTGAAAAAGAGTTTTCGTTTTGGTTATCTGATCAATTAGATATCCCATTTTCATCATTAGCCACTATAAGAATTTGCTTTGGCGAAATATTTAATAATATACGTGACCACGCTCAAGAAAATATCGGGTGCATATTCGCACAACATTATCCGAATAAAAATGAAGTAAAAATAACTATTTCTGATTTTGGTGTTGGTATTCCAGAAAACATCCGCAAAATCAGACCTTCTTTACAAGATCATGAAGCTATATTTATGGCTGCAACAGAAGGATTTACTACAAAAACTTCTCCGAGAAACTTAGGAGCTGGATTACATACTTTAATAGAAAATGTGGTAAGAAATAACAACGGTTCTGTTCACATTCATTCAAATTATGGTATATTAAACTGTACAAAGGGTATTATTACTAATGAAGTGGAAAAAAACACTTCTCTTAAAAGTAGTTTTTACCCAGGAACTTTAATTGAAACTGTCCTTAAAACGGACAGCATTCAAAATATAACTGATATTGAGGAGGAGTTCGAATGGTAATTAAAATTTCTAACCACGTAGAACGTTGCTACTCCAACGAAGAAGGCAAGATTATCCAAGACATCATTAAGCCTTATTTAAAAAATGATGAACCTTTAACACTTTCTTTTGAAGGAGTGTCCGGTGTTACATCATCTTTTGTTAACACTGCTTTTATTGAGTTACTCGATGAATTCAATTTTGATTTAATTAAGAAAAATATTAAATTTGTTCACACAACGAGGCAAATTAATAAGATGATCAAAGACCGTTACGAATTTGAGGTAAAAAAAAGGAATGATCTGGTCCTCGTTTGAAAACTTAAACTATATTAAGAGCCCTCACTAGGAGGGCTTATTTTCATTTACTCCACTCTCATTTACATACTTCTAACTATCACTAGACTTACTTAACCTCAGCACTAGTACCAGAACCAACATAAATATTACGATTACCTCTACCTGTTTTGATAGTAACTACATCTGGATATGGCTTATCTAGTATTTTATATGTCAATCCACCATACCTAGCAGGAGTAAGGCTCCAATCGCTATTTTTCTTTACAGGTTTAACATTAAGCTTATACGTTCTCCAGGTCTTTGCAGATGCAGGCAAATGAACGGTACCTTTGGCTTGACTAGGTTTAGACTTACTATTTGATTCATTCTCTTTTAAGGATCCATAAACCTCTTTACCAGCCAATCCATCCCGTTTCAACCCATAGTAAGATTGATAACGTTCTACTGCATCTTCTGTGTCGTCTCCATAATATTCATCAATACCGTTGTTTTTAGCTCCTTTGTTTGGATAGAATGGAGGATCGTTTTTAGATAGCATCGTTTGTAATTGTTTAACAGGCTTACCATATTGACCATTTCTAAGCGTCTGTCCTTTCCAATCACCAGTAACCTTTATCCAGTTCGTTACTGTTTCGGACTCTACTTTTTGATCTGGTGCTGTAATGATATCATCTACTTTACTTGTAAGTTTAGGGCGTTTACCAGCTTGTAGTTGTGATAAAGTAAGACCACCAGTCATTTGTAAATGAGGATAATCCTTAAAGCTAGACCAATCCCCGCCCCATTCAAATCCTAACGATTTACCGATTGTTGCAACTCTTTTCCACTTTGCATTAACTGTCCATATAGCCTTTTGACCGTCATCGCTAACAATGAAATAATCTACAGCTAGTCCATAATTATGCAATGATTGCCCAGGTTTAGCATTTGTTACGATATTACCGCTAGTTGTGCGCCCTTGATTATATAGTTTTTGTTGTTCTGCGTGTGAACGGTACCCATCAGATATTTGGACGTATATTCCTTCTTTATACGCCCGTTTAATCACTTCTAGTGCTGTTTGCTTAACAACTTGGTTCATGCCATTACCCATATTACGAATAGAACGTTCTAATAATGTATTTAAAGATACCGCCATCTTACTTCATCCCCCTATCACGTAAGAATTTATCATTATTCTTACCTTTTTTAGTAACAGGATTGTCTTTAAACCATGCCCATACAGCTACGCCAATTGTAGCTACTATAGATACACCTTGATAAATTTGGTCTTCAGTAAACGGTAGTGGATCCCATCCATACACAACTAATGCCTGATTTGCTAATAAAATTACCAATACGACAAGTCTTACAATTGCTTGTTTCATGTTAATTCCTCCTTAAATTTTGGTAATCAATAAAACAACTAGTGTTACTAAAGCAAAAAGCCACCCACCCCATAGGCGGATAGCTTCTGCAACTGATTTTCTTCCTTCTGTTATTGCTTCTATTTTTTCAACTTTGTCTTCTACCACATCAATTTTTTCACGTAAGCCGTTGTATTTTTTTATCATGTTACGAGTTTCTTGCATTTCGTGGCGCAGTCCAACAAAGTCTTTACTCATAGCATTTATCTGCTCAAATAATTGCTGGTTATTATACCATTGGTTACCCTCACTCATATTCAACCCCCTGCAGTAAATATAAAAAGCACCTCGTTTGAGATGCTATTTATTAAGACTATCGTTATAGATTTTTTGAAAATCGACATATCTCCCCACATCAGTAATTAAACTTGTATCGATATATCTATTATTGTAAGATTGTTTTCTTAACCTTTCTATTCTTTCAATTAACTCCTCAATAATTTTCTCGTTGCTTTTCCCATTAACAGAGATGTCTATGTCACCCAATTTATAATTACTTTCGTAGACAGGTTTAAAACCTCTCCTATAGCTTTTTTTATTTGTTGTAATAACTCGCCCTTTTATTTTGTAAACTTCAAAATTAACCTCTATCCATGCAATTACATCATTGTATTTATGATGAACAAAGTACTTGTCAATGTATCTTTGTTTTGCTTTTTCTAACTCTGCTTTGTCGTCATAAACCTCCTCTAATTCCTTATCCCACTTCTTAATAAATTCTTCTTCCCATCTTTTTGGACTAACTCTATATATTGGAACCACAAAGAGTAACATACCATCATTCCTCCTCACCTACTAATTTCGACAAAAAAGAACATTTTTCCTGCATAAAAATAACGCCTATTAAGCGTTAATTAAATTCTCACATTTTAAGAAGCCTTTCATACTCCGCAAACTGCCCCTTAATCATTTCGGGCAATGTCGGCTTCGATTGACCAAAAGTGGCATCAATTCGATAAGTACCTGGTTCATAGACCTCGCTTATCTCAGTAATGCGTGCATTCCTTGTTAATCCCCAACTTCTATTCTGTAAAGTTGTAATATCGCCTAAATCGTAATCCTTCCCATATACAAAAGGTGACATCGTTAATATTTCTGATTCCAGATAAAACTCATTTTCCAGTTCTTTCATCTTTTGTTGTCCACGCTCTGTTAGTTGGTTTGTTTCAGCTACATCTCTAGCATCTATAAATGTTTCAATACGTTCAAGACCAGTAGCTCCCCCTATTTCAATAACTTCACGCTCTACACCTTCTCCTTGACCAGCCACATAACCATAATTTCTCATGTTAATGTCACTGTCAGTAAAAGTCTGGTTTTTCACTGTTTCAAATTCTGGACTAAATAATATTGGTGGCACATCGCTCTGATCAGTTGTTTTATTTACACCTTCTACAACATCAAATACATATTGTCTATTTTCAAGGTCGAGTGTAATATCCCAACCTAGTTCAGTTGCCAAAGAAATGTCTTGCAGTTCCTCTGCTATGTTCTTGTATCTGCTTTGCCATGTAACATGTTGCCCTCGCTTCTGGTCTGGTGCAATCACAAGATTAGGTATTTTACGTTTAGGATCAGCAGGATTTACAAAGTGATTCATAATATAGTGTTTCATGACAGTTTCAGCTGGTCCACTTTTTCGGTCATATTCTGTATTTGCTGGCGGTATAGAAAGACGTTGACCAACAATACCTTTTAATTGATACCCCTTAATAGTCCATTGTTCAGAGCTTTTTCCTTTTTCATTTAGGGGTATTTCTCGATGCTTAATTATACCAACTTTATTAAGCTGACTACCTAACATAATTAACGCATTTTTAAGTAGCTTGTCTGTATGTTGTTTATACCTGTTAATTCGTAAATCAAAGCTGCCAATCGAATGAAAGGAACGTGGAAACTGTAAGGATTCGTAGTTATCTATTTCAGCTAGTAATGTTAAATCTTGCGTTAAAATGCGTATAGGCATCAACTTATTTTGAGCCATGTTTACACTTCCTCTGGGTCTGGTAAATTTTTATTTAACGGTTTTACAAATCCGCACAACGTTTCATCCTGTCTTGTGTCTGTAAGCTTGTATGCTATGAGTTGATCCGGATCTGGCTCGACAGTAGATATTGACAATTCATATAACTCCGTATTCCTAATTAAAGGCGGAATTTTGCCATGTTTTTCTTTCTTCACTACCTCAATATTTCCTGTTATTAAATCCAACTGGACAACATATCTATACATTTTGCCATCTCTTACTCCTGATACATCGTGACTAATATTATTTTCTTCGTAATAATAAGGGAGCCCCCCTATAATCGCATTTCCACTTGATAAACCCATATAATTAGCTGTTGCAAAAGATGGCTCAAGCCCACCCTCAAAAATCCCATCGGATAGTTTCAAGCCACCATTTATGACAATACTGGCTGCTTCTAATTCATCCTCAATGGGTTGTATGCGTTCTTCTAATACTTTCCCTGTTACATATGCTTGACCACGCTGATCTTCAAACCACGTATTCCAATCATCCTTTGTTCCTTGAAACCAGATATTCCAATCGGATTCTGTATTGCTGAACCAATTGTTCCAACTGTTATCATATTCCGTTGTTGCATCGACAAACCAGGCGTTCCATTGCTGCTCAAATTGTAAAATATGTTCGTTATACCAATCTTCCCATTGTCCTTCATGGCTTGCTGTTTTTGCTTCATACCACTGTTGGAACTGATTAAATATTTCTGTTGTATCAGCCTGAATCAATGAGTTAACCAATCCACATACATCATTATTAAGTCGCTCATCCGTAACTTGATACCCTTCAATATAAGACTTACCAGCTTCAATCTTCACCTGTGCTAACGACAATTCGTAAACATTATTTTCTCTAGTTAATACTGGTGCTTCTGGAGAAGTAGCTGGTGTACCTTTTAACACCACAGCATTAATAGATCTCACTTCTAAAGATGTATTTAAGCGCAAAACAATACGGTCAATACGATCTAACTCATTATGTGGTAAGTCATGTTGCAAATAAAAAGGTTCGTCCTGGATTTTATAGAGATAACCCTCTATCCAGCCGAACCCTTGATTAATATATGTTTCTATGTTGTTCCCATCTGCCTCCACTTTTAAATTGGTGCCACCATTAAAGATACCATTTGAAAGCAATCGTCTAAAATACTCGGCAAATTCATCCGCAGTATATTCTCGATCATCGTCCGGAGTCGAGTCAAAAAATCGTGATAATTCGGCCATACTTTACACCCCCACATACATGTTTCTATAGGATATAACTACCCTTGTTTTCGTGCTATCATTATTACTGTTATATTCCAATTGATTTTCTCCTATCTGCAGTTGGAAAAACCAACTTTCCGGATTAATCCAATTAAAAGCATCCGTTCGGTTACCTGCAGCATCTTCTATTTCTACAGACTTTTGACCAAATGTAGTATCAATAATTAACTTATCTGTCTCCGATAGAGTCCGATTGACCTGTATGAATTCTCCTGTAGTATTGTTCTTGATTATAGGGTTAATGGCAGGACCACGAAATTCAATATGCACTGGCGTTTCTACATCACCATCATTTTTAAAAATACGTCTGAAAGACCGCTGTGAGAATTTCGTACCTAGTCGTAATGGGAAAGAGAATCCCCCCATAACAAAAGACATTTGAGAAGATTTAGTAACCGTTTCTCTCCAATAAGGATTAGGACATTTCCACGTAATCATAAATTGTTGCCATACGTTTCGACCACGTTCTGGAAAAACAGGACCACCATCAAGTACACCAAATATTTCTTTGGTATCTCCATCTAATTCTAAAGTTATTTTTCCAAGACCTAATTTAGGATTGCAAACCCTCAGTATTTGTTTTCTAAAGCTCTTTATTTCTACAGGGTTTCTCCTGGTAATAATGCCTTCTAAATTAATAAAGCGAGGTTGTAATAATGTATCAATATGTGTATCTCCATCTTGATAAGGGGCTTTCTCACTCTGTAAATCAGCATCTATTTCACCAATACCTGTTAAGGACTCAATAACTAGAGGTGATAGATAAAAGACAATAGTATCACCCCTACTATTTTCAAATGTTAATCGACTCAATATCTATCACCTCAATTCCATTGCTGCTGTTCTTAGCATTTGCTTATTTTTCCTCGCTGTTTCCGCTGGTGATAATGGCGTCGGACTATGATAATGATTCGTTTGATTGATTTCTTTTGCTTCTCCAGCTGTCTGAAGAAACTCTTTCATTAAACCAATCAATTCATCGATACGATCATTCCCACCATTTTCACCTACTACATTAACTACTGTTTCATTACCTTTCCCATTAAGAGCGAGCAGCTTCATAAACTCATTGCCTCTTAGTCTTTCAGGACTAACAAAGCTTTGCCAGTCTTTTGTACCTTGAGCGTATTTTGGTGCTGACTTTAACAATTTTTCTGTTTCTCGATGCGGTATTACATGAGATCCTTTTGGTAGATTAGGTAATAAGGTATCCGTAGGTGGAGATAAAAAGGTTGAACCGTTAGGGGTTTGTATTAATTCTCTTCCACCGCCATCACCTACGACAGCATGGCCACCAGGATGACCACTTGGGGGTGTACCTTTTGCCCACCATTTAAAACCACTAGCAACAAACTCGATTGTCTTTTGAATTGGACTTTTCGCTTTTTTATCAAGATCATTAATAGAACCTTTATCATCGGCCTTGACATACTTCGTTACCATATCACTTGCAAGGTCATTAATGAACTTAATAGAGCCATTGTCCTTAGCATTAACGTTCTTATCAACGTCTTTAGCAGCTTCTTTGGTACGTGCTTTTTCTTTTTCAATACCCTTGTCTGTTTTGTTGTTGTTGTTGTCAATTTGAGATCCTTGCTTTTTAATAGCGTCAGCACCCAGGTGCACCTCATCTTTTACTTGATCCCACAAATCGGCTTCTTTAAGGATCTTTTTAAGAACGTCGTCGTTTTTTAGAATTTTATTATCAAGCTCAGCAACTTGATCTTTTATCTCTTGTTTGTTTAATCCCTGTTGTTTTCCGTTTTTTATAAGATTTTCACGCTCTTTAAGGTGTTCAGCGTTTTTGTCTTGAAGCTGTTTGACAATGTTACCTTCTTCAACCTTGATATCAGTCTTTAATGCAAGGTTTTCTATATTTAGTTGTTTTTCTTTTGACAGACTTGCAAATCTACCGTTCATGAGTGAGTTTAAATTTTTATAGATGCCTATTTCTTCAAATAAGTAATTCTTAGCCTCTAGTTGCTTGTTATTGCTTTTAACTAGCTTGTTATAACGTTTCTGTTCTTCTGCAGTTAGTTCACCATTTTTTTGACGTTTTAGTTCAAGAGCTTCAATTTCCTCTGTGTTCTTTGAAATGGATTTATCAAGTTGTGATAGACCTTTTTTTCCTTCTTCATTGATTCCAACTTGTTTTAATATGATGTTTTGCATTTCTTCATTTAACGCATCAATTTTCGCAAGTTCTTCTTCACTTTCCTTTTTGGATTCGCGTTTCTTATCAACCTTTTTTTGTAGAGCAGCTACAGCTTTTGCATGGTCACCATTTTCAATATCCATTAATGCTGTCAACTCTTGTTGCAATGAATTTTTTCTTGCTGAACTAGTATTACTATCATTTAGTAATTTATTGATTTCATTCTGCCTAGCTTTATTTTCTGTTAATGATAATTCAGAAGCCTTATTTTTAATATCCATTTCATCCAGCAAACCGTTAAGCTCTTTTTGTTTATCATTTATTTCTTGTTGGATATTTGCCTTTTCGGACAGTGCCGCTGATCGTTGAGCCTCTAACTCTGTCCTTGTCATTTCATATAACGATTCAACATATTCATTTACTGCATCTGAGTTTTTGGCAAACGCATTACCTTGATCAGAAACGTTTTTCTCTACATCAGGTGTTTGTTCAATGATATCTTTATTAGCTTTAAATAACTTTTTTAGCTCCTCTTTAGATAAACCACTATTCTTTGCTAATTGATCATATTGTTTTTGGAGCTCATTAATTTCACCAGGATTACTAGATTCAGATATACGTATATTTAAATCATTTAATTCAGCAAGTTGTTCGTTACTTATCTTTGCTTTTCCTGTTAATTTATCAAACGTATTTGCACTGTTTTCTAGTTCAGTAGCTTGATCGTTTAATGACTGAGCAACTTCCAGATTGACCTCTTTTGCCTTTTTTGATTTTTGAATTAAACCGTGTATGGTTAAACCTAGCCCAGCAACTCCTGCAATGGCTAAACCGACTACGCCACCTTTACTAAGCAACGATAATGCCCCAACAGCGCCTTTTCCACTGGCTACACCGATAGATTTCGATAATCCTCCCATGCCTTGCATTAACATTCCTGTACCCATTGTTAATTTCCCAAAAATACTTAAAACAGGTCCAGCTGCGGCTGATAATAAACCAAACTTCACAATGTTTTCTTGTGTTTTAGGGCTTAATTCCGCAAACCAATTAGTTAAATCTTTTAAGAGATTAATGGTTGTTTCGATGGTAGGCTTAAGGTTTTTGTACATCTCAATAAAGAGATCTTCCAACATAGACTTTAATTCTTTCACGCTACCTGCTACATTATCTTGCATGGTATCAGCCATTTCACTTGCTGCGCCTTCGGATCCTTCGATAGCTTTTGTTAAATCCTTATAATCAGATTCAGAGGCATTTATCACAGCTAATGCACCAGACATGGCTTCTTTACCGAATATAGTTGCTGCAGCTGAGGCTTGTTGTTTCTTGTCCAACTTGCCAAGATTTTTACGTAAGTCTTTCATAACCTTATCAAAAGACTTCATTTCTCCACTTGAATCTGTTAAAGAAATACCGTACTTATCCATTGCTTTTTGCATCGCCTTTGTTGGCTTAGATAAGTTAGTCATCATCGTACGCAATGCAGTACCGGCCTTTTCACCTTTAATACCAGCGTTGGCCATTAAACCAATTGCCTTAGATGTATCTTCCATCGTATACCCAAGTGCACCAGCAACAGGTGCCACATACTTAAAGGCATTACCTAAACCTTGTACATCTGTATTTGCGTTAGATGAAGCAGCAGCTAATATGTCAGCCATACGACTACTTTCTTTTGCTGATTCACCAAAAGCTGTTAAACCATCCGTAACAATATCAGAGACACTTGCTAAGTCCTCACCAGATGCAGCCGCTAAATCCATAACTCCAGATATACCATCCATCATATCTGCTGCATCCCAACCAGCTAACGACATATAGTAAAATGCATCGCTTGTTTCCTTGGCACTAAACACGGATGTTTTACCCATATCACGTGCTTTTGTTTCTAAGTTCTTCATTTCTTCAGCACTAGCACCAGATACAGCTTTTACTTTGGACATACCTGATTCAAAGTCCACGCCTGTTTTAATGGCAGCTCCGCCAACAATCCCAAGGGGTAAGGTTACATTTCGGTTTAATGTACTACCAATATCACTCATACCTGATCCAAAGTTTTTTACTTTTGAACCTGTATCGTGTAATTTATCCCCCATTTTCGTCCAATTCGAGTTGGCAATACGTTGTTCCTCTTTTAATTTGGCCAGTTCATCTTTGGTACGTTCCACATAGCGTTCTAAGTTGTTCAAAGATGCAGCTTGATTGTTGTATTCTCTCGCTGCCTTTTCTGCTTCGGTGGATCCTTCTCCATATTCATCTACCATTTTTTGATACGACTTATACGCTTTATCAGTGACTGCCCTTTGGACTTCTAACTTTTTATTAAGTCCTTTTAAGCGAGTCTCATATTTACCAACCGATCTATCACTGCGGTCAAAAGCAGACATATTAGCTTTCATTTCGCTATTAACCGTTTTAAGTTTAGACTTTAAATCATCCAAACCACTATTAACTTTCATGGTTTCGAGATCTAGCCCAATGGATAAGCCTTCTATTCGTTCACTCATTAGTTACCTCCTTTCTTTGGAGATAATAAAAAATCCCTAACCGCCAAATGCAGCGATTAAGGACTTTTCTTTTTTCGGTTTATTTTTATCTTTTAAGATTTCTACAACGTAATGGATGGGCATATCTAATATTTCATTGATATCCTTACCATTCTCCATCATGTCTACGATGAGTTTATCCATATACTCTGCTTGTTTGGCTAAAGAAAAGTCCTCATCGTTTAACTGTTCTTCGCCAGGTAGTTTTTTGTATCATTACTTTGTTGTCCATGTGCAACGAACAATACTTGATCATACAAGGCATCTTTACCTTCAGGAGCATGAAGACGATTATATATATCATCCTTCGTAATCTTGCCAGCATAAATTTCATTCGCTACAAAATCTGCCAACTTATCAAACTTATCTGCTTCAGACATTTCCATATCTGTTTCCAAATCATCAAACAGTTGAATTGCATCTCTACATACTCGAAACGGAATAAAGGCAGGTGTCCAATGTTTTTCAATTTCCACCTCTCCACCGTTCATTACTTCTTCTGGATTTTTTACAAGTTCTAACATGTTTCGTTTCAAATTCGCCATTCTAACCATCCTCTCTATTAAATTAAAAAAGAGAGCAGGAAAGACCTACTCTCAAGCTAATTATGATTATTGTGCTGGCCAAGGAACATCAAATGTAGATCCATCAGATTTCTCAAAGGTAATGTTAGTACCATCTGAAGTTGCACCAACTACACTAACACCATCAGCACCAGGATCACCCTTATCACCTTTTGCCCCTTTTGATCCAGCAGGTCCCTGTTCCCCCTGAGGACCTTGAGGACCTGCGGGACCTTGTGAACCACGTTCACCACCACTAGATTGCCTAACAAGTCTAGCAACTTCACCTGTCTTAATCGCATCTGTAACATAGCCTATTCCTTCAGTATCAGATGCAATCAGCACTCCACCTTCTCCAACTTCTACAAATTGACCAGCTGATAAATCTTCCCCTGCTTCCACGTTCCATATTGGTTTGTCTTTCATGGTTACAGTAACTACTTGGTTCTCTGTTAATTCACCTGTGGATACAAAGTCTGGTGATTCACCTGCTACGGTAATAGCTAAATGTGGTGCACCGTTACCGCCTGTCATGGATAATAGACGATTAGCCTGAACGTCTTCTGTTACAATAGCTTTAAATGTACTCATTATCCTTCAACGCCTCCTTGATTTTCTGTACCTGGGTATGGCTTACCAAATATTTTCTGGAATAAATCATCACGATTAGTTGTTTGTCCTTTTGGATCTTGGGCAAAAATAACGGATTTTTCCTCGTCAAATCCTTCTACAACACGATCCATAAATTGGGCAGAGATTTCTTCAGAACTAAACTCAACACCATCACCCTTTGTTTGACCACTAATATTTGGCCGAGTGAATAGTCCTTTCGGTAAACCAACATATTCCATCGATCCATCTTCAAATGTTTTCGCAAAGATAACACCTACATATGGAGAATTATCTTGACTACCTGCAGCAGTTAACCCTCCTACTTTCTCCCAACCTAATAACCGTTGCTTGTCCTCTATTGGGATTTTATGAAATTGAGATGTAACAGAAATATCTCCATTGGAGGTAGCCATTTCGGCTGTTTTATTACTTCCGTAAGCTCGAACAATTTCCTGCGGCATTTCTACATTGATATCTTGTAAAAAGTCAACATGCTCAATATATTGCGCTACAACATCATCGCCAACTTCACCATAGTAAAACTCATCTACACCAGTAGCTGCACGATAATTTTTCTTTGTTTCTTCTGCCAATGTAATCACTCCTTGTTTTGGTTATAAAAAACGACAGCCTATAAGCTGTCTAAATCATCTCTATATAAGGCGCCTCGATACCTTCTTGCATCTCGAAAAACACCTGTATCTTTGTCATATTCTTTCGGTCCTGGTTTTTGCGAAAAGCCAAAGACATCCCACATGATGTCACGAACTTTATCCGCTATGGCATCTGTTATTTTTCTATTGAGTGACCAAACATCTATTTGTATTAGATAGTCATACTTCATCCATTTATTAGATCCATAATCACTAGGATCTGGTGTATTAATTGGATCAATAACTATAAATGGCTTGGTTACATCTCCTGTTTCTGGATATTCATAATACTTTATTCTTCCGAGAGCCTGGTCTTTGATGTAATCATCAGCAATTAGTGATTTGTATATCTTATCTAGTATATCCATCACAAACCACCTTTTAAGGCATTACGTACTGCAGCACGATATGCCTTCTCACTATTTTTCATCGCTCTTGCAACCGCACCTTTTCCTCGTGGGTTTGGATTTTTAATTGTTCCCCACTCATTAAGATGTATAATCCGGTAACGACCATGCGGACCACTCCAATGCACCGTCACACGTCTCGCACCATCTGGACCATATTCAGGACCTTTTATAGTAATTTCTTCGATACTATAACCTTCATCTTTAAAGCTCTCAAACTCAGACTTTAATTTTCTAACAAACTCTTTCGCTGCATTTATCAAAGCCTCATCGCTAATTCGTTGCATGGCCTGTTTACCCAACTTAGATTCCAATTCAGATAGTAGTTTATCCAAACCTCTTATTTTAACGCTCACGATTGAATCCCTCCCACAATTTTTATAAACGCATTGTTTTGGGGATCCGGAAAATCCGCTTTTACGTTAAAGTGTTTTCCACGATAACCTCGGGCATCAATGGAAATATAGTGTTTGTTTGTAGGAATGTAGTCGTCTAACGGATCACGAATGGTAATGGTCACATCTTCGACAGTTCCATTCGTTTTCGCTTGTTCCAAATCTTTCATCCAAACATTATCAACTGCTGCAAAACACTCATATAATACTTTTTTGAGCTTTTCACCCGGTTCAGGACTATTATTAGGTGTATACTTATAAAACGTCACAGGAACCCTTAAATCACCTGTATTTTTACGTGGTGGCTTGTATTTAAATGGTTGCATCTTCATCATCCTCATTAGCGAAGGAAATATCTAGACCCAGCGTATTGATTTCGGTTAAAAAATTCGCCTCAAAATATTCAAGAGCATCGTTATATGCATATCGTGTGCGCTCAAAGACTAACTCTTTTGCTCTTAAATCAATATCGGTTTTCCCATCGATTTCAAAGTTGCCACACATACTTTTGATTGAGGAAATAGAAAAAGACAACAATCGCTTTAAATTGTTGTCCTCGTTATGAGATATATGCATACGCTCTTTAAATTCTTTCAATAGTTCATCAGTGACCAATTAGATCACCCCTCAACAGTTCCAGTACCCTCCGCAAGATATAAATCAAGATCATATACTTGAGAGGCAAAGTTATCTTTTGGTTTACCAGTAGCAAACTGCTTTGCAATAAATACATCCGCATCTTCAAGCGCTAAAGTCTCCTTATATTGTTTCACTTCCAATCCACCACCAACAGCAGCAACATATTCTCCTTTAACAAAAAATGCTACTTTCCCCTGTGGAACAAAAACGGATTCTGCTGAAATGGGGTTGAAAGGTAAATTAGTTACATAGACACCATTTGCATTTTGAACAGTTGCATTTGCCTGAATGTCAAAAGTGTCAAATGGATTTGTAACCATAACAACTTTACCAGCAACTTTACGAACCTTTTTCTCTTGATCTTTTCCAACTGGACGAATGGCAAGTTTTTTAATGACACCTTTCATTTCATTGATTGTAGTTCTCCCTGGTTTAAATGTTAACGTTCCAGAACTAGGTTTATCAGTAACTGCACCTGTATCTTTGTCCACTTGTTTTAATAAACCAATTGGTTCATGTTGAGCATCACCACGACCTGCAACATAACCTCGTTCAAGTCCAACAGCCATAGACTCTTTAATGATTGTACGAACATAACGCTCAATCCACTTAGGTCCTAATTTCAGCATGTCTTTTGCAATTGGTACAAATGCAGTTAATTTAAGCTGTTCAATTTTTTCTTTACGGAAGGTCGCATTAAGTTGCCCTTTAATTTCACCAAATAGTGGACCCCATACAGCCATTCCTTCAGGATCACCATAAATAAACTCTGTAACTGCACCCAGATTTTGTAAGCCGAGGTGTTTTAAAAGAGGATGTTCTTCTTTTAAATCTTCAAAAACTCGTTCTTGTGTGGTTTTCGGTAATGTATCTGTGTCTTTAAAACCACCTTCTTCAATAACTGCATTAAAGAATTTAGTCTCTTCACTAGTCAATACATTTTGACCGCGGGACTGTAAAACTACATTATCAGCCATTTGTGTATTGACCTGGTTCATAATATCTTTTTCCACATCTTTAGCTAATGCGTTAAGCATATTTTGTAATGCTTCTGATTGTTCTTCTGGAGTACCTTCTTGTGTTGCTTTGGCAAAATTAAGTTTTTGTTCTTCGAAATTAGTAAATTTAATTGGCATGTTCATTCTCCTTTATTTTAGATTTAAAAAGAGCTTACTCATGTTCTGCTTAGGTTCTGCAGGAGGAGTAGGCTCTGGTTTAGGTGGTTCGTTATTTTGTTGTGATTCGTTTTTTAGTAAGTCTTTTAAAGCAGCAAACATTTGTTCATAGTCTGCTGGATCCTTATCTTTACTTGTGGAAGCAATAGGCTTCAATCTGTTATTAAATTCTTCTGCTTCTTCTTGGAAAACTTCAGACTCTACTTCCTCTGGGTTACCATTAATAATCTCATCAATTAAGCCATGATTTTTAGCTTTTGATGCAGATAAATAAGTTTCATTATCAAGTAAATCTTTAACTGTGTCTTCATCGATTCGGTGTGTATAAGATGCAACAACGGATTCACCTATACTATCTAAATCATCTGCAGACTTACGTAATTCTTTTGCATTACCAATGGCTATAGTCCAAGCATTATGAATCATCATTTGAGAATTACTATACGCTTTAACTGTGTCAGCACCCATGCACATGATTGAAGCTGCACTTGCAGCAATTCCTGTAATAATTACAGTAACGTTACCCTCATGAGATCGTAATGTATTGCAAATATCGATTCCAAGAAACACGTCACCTCCATAAGAGTTAATAGACAATTCAATTTCTTCGTCCTTCTTTATGGAACGCATTTTATGATTAAATTCATATATACTTGAGTTCCAACGAACTATATCTCCTGTAATTTTATGCTTCACTCTTTCTCACCCCCTTCAAGCTTTTCTGAATAGTTTTTCGTAATAACGTACTTCTCATGGATTGGATCATCAGACTCCTCCATTCCTAGTTCATCTCTTAATTCATGACCATTTGCCGTACCAGATGAGCGTAATTTATCAACGGCTGATGCAACATCAAACATATTATTGTAGGACACACGTTTAATGTCTATCCTCTTACCGCTAAGGTACTCACTTTTTTCAAACAGCTGCGCATTAAGTTCGTCACCAATAGATTTAAGAAAAGCATCTATACAGAATTTCATAAAATTACGCGTAGGCTTTTCTGTATCAACTTTGTCACCCTGTATTAAAACGATTGGTATATGCAAAGCCCTAGCAACCTGATTTAAAAAACCATTAGTTACTTTGTCTACTTCATCTACTGATTGCCCTTTCGTTTCTTTTGAATGTTCTTCATAACTAAACCCATTTTGTTGTGGGACAATAGCAATGTCTTTGGAAGAAAAAGCACCGTAAATTTTGTTAACAAAGTTTTGTAATTTTTCCTGTGGTTTTTTGCTCTTTAATCGAGAGGTATCTACATCTACCGTTCCTCGAATCTGGCTTTTCCTCTTTTGGGAATTAAGAATACGCCCAAACAACTCACCATAATCGGAATACAAACCATCAATAATAGGCATTAACCGCTTATTGCTGTATTCTAGGTAAATGACCTCATCACGTTTAAACGTTCGGTTAAATTGAAAATCTTTAACCACAACATCCCTAAAAATATCACCATACAAGGCATATTCGACTTTAGTAAAAGTATCTGCCACTAGTAGATCACTGGTATCAGATTGGATGATGAGACACTCATTATCATAAATAAGTTTGTAGATTACTTGCTGCCAAAATGTAGATGCAGATTGATTCACATTCGGCTTAATGTTCAGACGGTAATACATTTCATTTTTAAGAGACTTTTTACCATTCTTAACACGAAACTCAGACATACTTATTGTTCGTGCAATCAAATTAATGCAAGTTAGCAAGGCCATTTGTTTCATGTAAATACGATTCGAAGTATCTTCTATTAGATCTTGATCATACATAATTTCTAGCTCTTTGTTATTTCCCAAATTTAAGAAGCCTATTTTTAATCACCTCCTTAATCTCTTTTAATGATTACGTGAGGAATACCCAATCTGTCTCGATTTTCGTTAATTCGATCCATTCCTTTTACACAATACTCTTTCTGAAGTTCAAAGCCTATCCAATTTCTTTTTGAATTGTCAGCAGATACTGCAGTAGTAAAACCACCCATGCAATTATCCATGACTGTTTCGCCTTCATGTGTGTAAGTACGTATAATATACTCAAATAGCTCCTCTGGCTTTTGAGTAGGGTGAAATGTCCCTTTATCACGTGGGAAAGATACAACCGATTTGGGATAATTGGTATAACGCACAACATGATAGTTACTTAGAGTTTTATTTCTATCACCTAATGCTTGCATACTAGGATTTCTTTTAACCTGTTTTGGTTTAATTTTCATTAATCCCTGTGGGTTATAAGTCGGGAGCTTTTTATAAAACACACAAATATTTTCATGGTTTTTTAATGGCATCCTGTTTGCGTTTGGAAATCCTGTAACATGATTTTCTTTCTTCCAAATCCACTCGTAACGGAACCACTTAAAATTCGATTCTATTAGTTTGGTAGTAAATGGCTGGCTTGCTGTAAGTGCAATGGCTCCGTTATCTTTAATGATTCGCTTATATTGTTCCCACAACTGATCAAAAGGGATAATACTATCCCAAGAGCACCTGGTAGTTCCATAAGGCAAGTCGCATAAAATTAAATCAATGGACCCGTCAGGAATATGTTTCATTCCCTCCAAGCAGTCCATGTTATAAATCGTATTTTGTTTAATGTTCATTTCCTTTCCCCTCTCATTATGATAATATTTAAAAGGGGAACATTTGTTCTTATTTGTATTGGTTGGAGATCTGTTTTCAGGTCTCTTTTTTTAATTAAAAGTCGATGGCATCCAACATAAAATCCACATCTTCGTCTATCAATTCGTCAGCTTTCCACAAGGCATGAATAAATGCTTGAAATCCATCTGTTTTCCGTTTTATTTCATCTTTCTTTAAATACTCCTTGTTTCCATCTTTTTTGATATTCACATATACATTTTGTGTGTACCATCTCATTAAAGGATTATCTCCAAAAATAATATTATGTTGAGCGAATAAAGTTTCAACCCTTGGAGCAACTCTAGAATGAATTGCTTTTGGGTTACGAATAAACTCAATTTCAAACCCTTCATTTTCCAATGCTGTCTTCACTAAATCTAAACGATAATTATCTATAATAATTTTTGTAAGACCATATTCTTCACGCATTTCTACAAACCAATTAACTATATGTTTGATATGAATAACTGGTCCATCTACAATGGTGAGTAATTCATCATTCTCCCAATCTTCAACAGGAATATTTAAATCTACAGTATTTAAGAATCCACGTCTAACGAATGAGTGAGTTTTCCAGATATAATCCTCGCCATCTTTAAATAGCAACCCAACTGCAGCAAAATCTCGAATACTTGCATAATCCAATCCTCCAACACATGAGCGATGTTTAAGGTCAGGAATTTTTCTAAGTGTTTTAAAATCTGCTTCAAGTCCTGTTCGTCTAATTTCATCCCATGTAGCCACAGAAGTTTGTAAATCAGTGGCAGGAAAGTTCATACGCTTCGTCATAAAGCGAATTCGCGCAGACGGTTTAGAGTTCCCTAAAGTAATATATTGTGTTTTTACTTTCCTGAATAATTCCCTAGCATACTCGCTCATGGGTTCATGAAACATGGGGTTAGCTTTTTGCCAATTGGAATAATCATCAAGTTCTTTTTCATCATCTAATGTGGCCATGAAAACAAAAAGTGGATCTTCAAGCGATTCACCATGTAATACCCTTATGGCTCGCTCTTTCAGATCGTCTAAGTAACCACCTCGTACAAATCCATCAGTAGTAATGAAAAACTCTCTAGAATGCTTGACCTTACCAAGACCGGAACTAAAAACATCAACAATTGCAGAGTCATTATACTCATGAACTTCATCATAGATCACACAGCCATCACGTAAACTATCTTTAGATCTTGGATTCGATGTATGATACTGCAAAACACTACCATTTGTCTTACTTTTAATTTCTGATTTTGTATGATGGAAAAGTGATTGCAATACCCCGTTTTTACCATCGTGTTCAATAGTGTCAAATACTTCATTAAAAGATGTCTTAGACTGATTTTCACTATTAGCAACGATAGAAACATTATAGTTTTCTATACCGTGAAGATCGCTAATAAAAAAATGGGTAAGGGAAGATATTAAACCATTCTTACCCGCTCCACGCGCTTTATATAAAAAGAATTGTTCAAAGAATGGATAATTGCCTTCTTTGTAATATAAAAAAACAAAAGCTGTAATGAACTTTTGAAACGGCATTAAAGGAAAGTAATTTTTTTCGGTAAAAGCAATGTATCTTTCATGAGTAACTTCGTCAAAGTAAATGTCATCGCGATTAAGAACGTAATTTTTTAAATAAGAAAATAAAAGAACCAAATACTTACTGACTTTTATCTTGCCAGCTTCATATTTGTTCATGTAATACTTAACATGTTTATTTATTTTCATTTATACCAAATCATTTACCGTGAATTTTGGTTTATCATCATCAGTGATAAATTCAATGGATCGTTCAATATTGATAATTGATGCATTTACTTTGTTCATTTCTCCCAAGAGGGGGTGAGATTTTACAAATACCTGACTACCATTTTTTGTACGTACAGATACACCCTCTTTTTTTACAGTACGTTCCATCCGTCGATACATTTCAATATGCTTTAAATACCTACCGACTTTTTCAACCTCGACAGGGTTTGAAGTATCTATTCTAGACATTAGATAATCCTTTATTTTATCTACGCCTACATCGGTTCTAAACTTGGTTGTCACATGCACCCACCCCCCTTACGCGAATTTTTACTTGTATATCTGGAATGTCGAGCCCACGCACCGGTCTCCCGGTAAAGAAAAAACATCAAAATATTTTGGCGGGGGGCTATTTATTTTTTATAAATCCCCTATACCCTTCTTTGTTTTTCTCATAGATATCTTTCCTGTTTAATTCCGGTTGACTTGCAATTTCCAACATACTGGTGATCTTATCCTCTAAAGCAGTAGCAATATAAGAACTTAACAAACATTGCAGGCAATTGCACTGCATACCTACCACCTCTCATCATCCCACTTTTTCTTTTTAGACTTAGGTCTAATCTTATCCATTGTCCTACCTTCTTTAACATTGTGATGATAAACGCATAACGTCTCTAAGTTTTCTAGGACTAAAGCTAACTTAGGATAAAACTCTATTGGATACTTGTGGTCAACATTGAGCTTTATCTCTTTGTGTTTACCTTCTTCTTGAATGGAATCGGTTGTCACTTTTCCTTCTCGTTTACACTGTTGACATTCATAGTTGTCACGTTCCAGTGCTTGTATTCTTAAACCATTCGGACCACGCCATGCATTAGAGTTATAAAAAGATTTCTTTTGCTGATCTGTTTTGTACTCAATCGAAGGCATGACCTTTCACCTTGCGTTCAATCCGATTGATTGCTGGATATCCTTTACCTGTATCAATGTGCTCAATGGAATAAGTTAAGCCACCAAAAGTATCTGTATCAGTATCCCAATCTAAGAACACATTACATTTATGCTTAATCTCTTCACCTTTATAAAAGACTTTAGGCACAGACGTTTCATCTTCTAATTCGATAGTTAATAACGAATTGGGCTTATCTTTTTTTGCATATAGTTCATAACGATAGCGATCTACAAAAGCTCCATTGCATTTCGGACAAACTGTTACCTTTTGGTATTCTTCATTCTTATCATTAAATGTTTTTTGAACATGCTCGCAAGCTAAACACTTTCTACTAACCCATGACATTTCATCCATCTCCTTTTACGCATAATAAAAAGACACCTCATACATGAGATGCCTCATAATCTTTTATTAACTTTTTGGATCTTACATCTAATTGATCAGTTCTCTTTTTAATACGTGATTCAATCTTTTCAACTTGTTCAACAAATAACCTTGCTTGACCATCATTAAGTTGATTTCTCCTCCTAAGCGCCTGCGCTCTTTTATTAATACCAGTCAGACGCTCTCTATCTTTTTTATTATCCTTCATTAACCGTCTTGATGTTTTGTCCATAACTAGAATCAAATGCTTATGATTACAATGAGGACAATCCCAATATCTAGCTTGTATACCTGATTTAATTGTATTGTCATGGATGTTTATTTGCTTAGGATGTATTAAGCTATTGCATGATTCACATTTAGTTAGATTGATCACCAGCAACACTCTCGCTTTGTTTAATTTTCTTAATATCTTCTAATAAACTAACAATTTTACCTAATGTTATAAGCACTGTTCCGATTGCAACATTTATTATTAAAGTTGCGATTCCAGCGACCCATGTAGATGTTAAATCATCTTTCATCACCTGCAACCTTATCTCGTCATCCTCGAGTAAATATGAATCATTTTTTAATTCCCCATATTCAGCATAATCAAAAGATGCCATAATTATTATAAATCCAATTACACCAATGATTATAAATAGAATGCCCATAAACTGTGCTAACTTTAAATCTTTTTGTTTTTCCACTTTATTCCCCTCCACATAGTTCTTATGACTCAATTATGATGGAGTTGGAAATTATATGCAATATTCATTTATATGAATCTACTTCTAATTACCTTCAATGATTAATTCTATCAAGCTTTTAACATCATCACTTAAATAACATTTGTGAATAAATCCTTCACTATCAGTAACTGGATTATTTACTTCCTCATAAATTTCAACTGGAATATTATGAAAAGCAGCTTTGGGATCATTCAATCTTCTTTTTAGCATCTTCATTCGTTCCGTTACTTGGTATTTATCCATATCATTTACTTTCAAATCTATCATCCCCTTTGCAACTATAATAACTTTCTCAAAATAATAATCATAGTTTTTATGAGCGGATTTTTTAAATAAAACAATTTGCAAGTATATTTCTTTATATTTTTCTTTAAATACTTTCTTTAGCATTTTGACATTATATGAAGGAAAAATTTTTACTGTACTCTATTTAGCGTACAGTAGTGTACTCTAATTAGCGTACACCCGTTTTTGTTATACCTTATTGAATTTCCGATAATATAAATTTATCACCTTTTAAGCCTAATGATTTAAACCTTTTTTATAATTTTTTTATAATATTTTTCTAGAATTTTTAAATAGGGTAATCAGAAAATAGTGTGGAAAAGTCAGCACCATAGATTTCTTCATAGACCCATTCATATCATCTGTTACTACTTTAAATGAATTCTTCTCCTAAATTGCTATTCCCTTCTATGTTCACCTTGTTTTTCAAACACAAACAAGGTAGGATTCACGCCCTTCAAACTCAGAGGATAAGATTTCAGACAAAAAAACCCTAATCGTTTTGCTTCCCAAAACAATTGATTGACACTTTCAGACAAAATAACGGCTCTCCCGTTAGGATTCAAGACTCTACATACTTCATTCATAATATGGTGATTGAACAATTCTAAATCCTCGTCGGGGGAAATTTGTCTACCAAATGGAAGATTAGTTACAATTTTATCGACATAATCAGTAGCAAAAGGCAATTTCCTTGCATCCCAAACATTAACTTCCACCATCGAATCATCAAGATTATTTTTTGCTATTTTTGTGACTGGTTCAGATATATCTCCACCAACTATCTGATTTGCAGGGTATGTGGCTCGTTCAGACAAAATCGTGCCTGAACCACAACAAGGGTCTACGAAAATATCTGTTGATTTAGGATCTGACAACCACACCATCGCATGAGCCACAGAAGGAAGTAATGATGCACGAGAGAAACGTCGATTCTGATTGCGAAAACGAAACGTCGCATCTGTAAGTCGAAGTGAAAAAATCACATTATGATGTTCAATGTCGAGCCTGAATTCTACCTGATGATTTTGAGACGTTCCAATGTTCCAATCAGGGTAACGCTTTTTAATGCCCTCCATTGCTTTTTGTGCTACTTCAAAACGACTATACGTTTGTTTTCCTTTACGGCTTGCATTTACCCAATATGAATCTTTATGATCAATAAAATCCAAATCCAACTGGGATATTCGATCACTTACCTGAGATAGGTGCTTTTTATGTGGACCAATTTGAAATTGATCAATCACTTGAAATAAATTATCTGCCGACCTTAAAGAACTTAAGCACGTAAAAGACTCAGCTATGGTAAAGAAAACTTTCCCTCTGTTTATTTGAATTATTTCAGAATCACTCACCTTGTTGTTAATTTCATTTGATAAAACGTATTCTAATCCAGACAATACGCTCGCAAAATAAAGAGTCATACTAACGCCTCCAATTTTTTGAACGCCGTTTAAGAACACAAAAAAAGCCGTGAATGAACCACCTTAAGATTCATCACGACCTCTTGTAAACTTTATTTATAAGCTGTTTTTACACGTGTGTGCAAACAGCATATTTAACGGCATTATGATGATTAAGTTCATTGACTGCTAATACTTGAAAATCACATGACAAATTACCCCCATCCATCAGGGTTTTTTTCAAGTATCATTGTTATTCAATTTGTGATTATCGAATAACTGTCAAGAACACTGCCATCATCATAATTAGAATACCTCCACCCATTTAATATTACTATTATTTTAAAACATCGGATTATAAAAAACAATAATTTATAGCATGAGTTGTAAGTTTACTCTCGGATTAAACCAACAATCGTTTAAAGTGATATAGAATTTACTGATACAATTATTTTCTATTACCCACACGATAATCCGAATACCGTTTAAATATAGAGAGACAAAAAATACACCAAACATCAAACTGTTCGGTGTATTTATATTGTTAATTATGACTTTGTAACAGCTATATTAAGGTTTAGAGCCAATTTATAAAATGCTTTCCACCTGAGCTTTGAGTATGTCATCGCACTTATAGGAGGTTGAAATTTAAAACAATAGACATTGATGTCCGTTATATACTCAGCATCTTCTTTAAGGTACCGTTCTTCAATCAGAAATCTCTCCATTTTAGGCAATCGTCTCACAGATCGCTCAATTCGTTCACAATATTTCCTAATCCGTTCCTGTTCAGATACATTGTGTACCGCTATGGATCCAGTTTGGTCACCAGGTAGATTGCTTCTGCCTCCGCCTACATCATCAATATGTGACGTAGTAGACGATTCTCGTTCAAATGTTAAGTATTTATAAATACGATATTTTTCCAACGCAGCTTCCACTGCCTTTTGTGTCTGTTTTCTGTCTAATTCTGGCAGTTCAAATCCCATGTTACGCCCCCTTTTTTAGGGATAAGCCCCGGTCAATTAAACCAGGGCAATATTATTAATTTAATAGATCATCATCATCAAAATTAACATCATCCGGTTCTCCTGAAGGAATGTCATCAAGACTAAGCTGTCCATCTACTACTTCCACAGTGCCATCTTTATCAACACTATAGTCAATTCCTTCATGTGCTTCTGTAGCATCCTGAAATTCTTCTATAGACATTTGAGAAGGTTCCAAGAATAAAGTGACATTACTTCCAGCTAATGAATAAAGTTTAATCACCCTATCTTCGCTATCACCTCTAACATTAAATTTAAGAGCTGTCTTTTTACTATCACGTTGAATCGACTTAAATTCTGCAGTTAATGGATCTGTTTCGCTGTTCTTAACCTCTAAGACTGCTATATTGCCAGCTAATTGAACCAGTTCATCCGAATGCTCTAATTCATCACCTTGTACATGAAATTCTAAAACTTCTTTTTTGTCATCCTTCTGGATCTTTTTAAACAATACACTTAATTCTATTTTTGACATATTAGTTTCCTCTTTTCTTATTAAATTTGGTCGATTTCCGTCGAATCTATCAACCTTTCATATTAATGAGTGTTATTGATCGTTTTATACCTAAAACCTCTCATAATGGCTTAAAAACACTCACAGGACTATCCGACTTTCACGTTATATAAAACCTCAGCTTGATAAGAATGTGATACCCTGCGTTCGACCAACGCCTTAGCTATCTGTGCTAATATATAAGCATCAACTACATTGTCGCTAGTATGGACAAATCCAAAGTGTTTTTTTACTGCATCCATAACAGCTAATTTCTTCTCTTTACCTTTCAAACGCTTTTTATTACCTGGCTCACCTTCCCAACCAGTTACGTGCACAAACTTTTTAACCGCATTTGGCGCAACTTCATAGTAACGGATGCCTTGCTTATATAACTCATTGCGTATGCCGTGATGCAAACCACCAGCAAACATGGCTCTTTGCGTGTTAAATGGCATACCCTCGATACAGATAATGTCTGTTTTTTGTACATGAGTTACTATGTCGTTTATTAAAGTCGTCATTCTCTTAGGATCCTTATCCCCAATACCAGAAAGCTCTTTTGCTTTTAAAACTTGGCCATCTTTTGCTAAAGCAACAAACCCTGTTTTAGATGCTGGATCTATTCCTACATATCTCATTTTCTACCAGCTTCCTTGTTAAGCAGTGGTGTAAGATAAGAAATCTTGTGGTAGTGCTCTCTTTCTTTGTGCTTCATATGATTGCCAACTTTACTGTTAGATTGATAGTATTTATTTGTTTCATCCCTTATCAAAACAAAATGATCAACACATAAGGGAACATAACCATGATATTGCTTGTCCTTAGCCTTCCATGCTCCCTTACCACTTCCTGCATAGCTGTCACCTAAATTCAGCCAAAGTGTGCCATCATTTTTTAAAACTCGTTTTACTTCACGAAATACCTTAACCATATTTTGTACGTAATCACTAACTGATTCCTCTAGTCCAAGTTGGCCATCTACACCATAATCACGTAATCCGTAATAAGGCGGGCTAGTAATACAGGATTGAATCGTATTATCAGGTATTGTTTTTAATAAAGATAAGCTATCACCTTGAAGTATTTGATTTATCACTCTTACACCTCCACCCCTACTGTTTTTAGTGCTGCTTTGCATATTGCTAGTGGGGCTGATTTGTCGTATTCCGTAATCATCTGACCAGAACCTTGATAAAAACTACAGCTGTAATCTTCATCACTCACGAAGCCCAAACCATACAACCAATATCCTTTTACTTTAAGTTTCTCTACCACTTGCCAAGCACACTCGATTTTTTGACTGTAGGATGGGATTCCAAACCTTTTCCCATCTTCCACACGTTGACCATTCCGTACTTCAAATCCCATAATCTTTTCAGCTATTAATCGATCTATCTTTCTGTTATCCATTCCTATGCCTCCTGTAGTTGTTCAGTAAGCCTCATGAACAAATCCCTGTCTTCATTATCGAGAGCATAATCTATTAAAATGTTAAAGATATCTTCATCAGTTACGGATGTTTCCACTCCAAATTCCAAGTCTTTATAATCTATTAATCCCATTTCTTTCTTGAAGGATTTTAAAAGTGCATATCTCAATGCATCAAACTCATCGGCATTCCTCATATAATCAGCCCCTCTTTTTCTTTTCCAGTTCAATAAATTGCTGTTTCCATCCTCGGAACAAGAGCCTAAATTCATTCAATCCTGTGTTTCGTCCTTTAGCTATAAATTGTTGGACCACCTTCCCTTTACTATCAGTGTCTTGTGGATCAACCCATAAAAACTCAACTACATCGGCATCTTGTTCAATGGATCCTGATTCTTTCAATTCTGAGAGCGTAGGCTTTTTAGGATTCTTATCGCTATCTCTGGTCATTTGAGACAACATCATGAAGCAACATTTTAATTCTCTTGCAATTTGTTTAGCTGCTTGTGTTACTTTCCCTATAGCTTCGGATCTTGTTTGTCCTTTAGCCTGTGGTATGTTCATAATCTGTAAGTAATCTACAGCCACCATTGCTAAATCACCGTATTTCCGTTTAAACCTTCGAGCAGTGGCTCTTACTTCTTCAATGGTCACTCCACTGCTGTCCTGCAAGAATATGGGTAGTTTTTCTATTCGGTTATACGTTTCTTCGATTAGTGCGTATTGTTTTGGATTGAGTTCTTTATTTCTGATCCGATTAAATCCAATACCTGTAATGTTGGAAACTATCCTATCTTTTAATTGGTTTTCATCCATTTCCTGCGACCAAATAAGTACAGGACCTGTTTCAGCAACCCCCATTGCTCTTTGGAGTAATTTTGCTGTTTTCCCAACGGATGGGCGCCCAGCAGATATAAATAAGTCGCCTCTATAAATCCCTTTTGCCCATCCATCAAATTGCGGAAATCCTGTTTCTATATACTCAACCGACTTGTCTAAAAGGTGATTGAAATAATTCTGCCTAGTCTCTTGTAGACTTCTCATTTTTCCTTTTACATCAGGTCTAATTTCAGCAGCTAAAGATTCAACTGCAGAAAAGTATTCCTCATCCGTTTCAAAATCTTCTCTTGCTAGATCGGTTATTTTATTTCCTATTTCGGATCCTCTTCTACGTATTGCTTTAGATCGAATAATATTTGCATGATGGACCACATTTGCAGTTGTAGGACAGGATTCTGCTAATTTTATAAAATACGAAGTATCTAATTGATCGGTTTTTTTGTACTTAATGTATTGCTCTGTTACAGTTACTACATCCACAGGGTAATCGTGTCGATCTAAATATTTCATTACTTTATAAATCTGCTGGTGTATTGGATTACGAAAGTCTCTTTCTTCAAGAAATGAAATATCGTCAAGCACATTTGCATCTAAGAAAACCGCACCTAAAACCGATTGTTCAGCTGATATATCTTCAATCGTTCCAGTTGAATTCATCCGGATCATTTCCTTCTGCTATCCATTGTTGTAACTCTATATCTTTATCACGATGGTCTTTAGGTTGTTTTGGCTTCTCAGGCTGTTTTTGTGCTTTCATTTTAATGGCCAACTCTGGAAACTTATCTCGCAATTTTCTAGCTGAAAGAACGTTCGTTTTCCAAAATGAATCATTCACTACCCAATCCATAACTTCCTTTGCCAGCTTTTTATCTACTTCATCAATTTCAACCAACTTCCTCATATCGTCCGCCCAGGTTTGCATATTTGCTTTTTTAGTTAGATGAGGAAGTCCAGCATCTTGCGCTACTTTTTCAACAAGGTTATAGAAATAAACTGCCATCTTGTAAAAGGTGTTATCTTCGTTGTACTTCCTTTTCCTGGTTGTTGGCTTTTTCTTAGGTTTAATCTCTGGAATAGCTTCTTCTTTGCTTGTATTTTTATCTGCCCATTCCTTGTAATTTTTATTGAATGACAATACTCTAGCCCCTTTCTGACCAATCTCTTTTACGGTGACAATCTTTCTATCTATCAAAGCTGTTAACTCTCTGTCTATATAGCTTCTACTTTTTGTATCAATCAATTGCGCTAGATAGCCAGTGGACATTTCATATTCCTTCCGTTGGAACCCATAAGTGAAACGCCATATTGCTATTACAAGCCGGAACTGTGTACCGTTGAGATTGGTCTTCATTATTTGATTTAAGATTTCATTGGCAACCCTTGTATGCCCGTTATGCAATTGTGGATTTGCCATTTATATCAACCCGTTCATTTTTGTTGTTGAAATAATTTAGTAACCATATGTGCAAAGTTCTCAATGTCTTTCTGTTCATCACCAACATAGGGTTTATTTAGCCAGAGCCTAATCATATTAGATAATTCATCCTGAATATTTATTTCAGGTTCATATCCATTTATTAATGCTTCAATGTACTTACGTGGGTTTTCCATAGCGAAATTCCGTAATATAGTCGCCTTTCCTCTTACTCGTGCTGATGGAATTGTCATAAACATAAGTGTTTTTTCATCATCCGACATACCATTCAAACATTCATGATGAAAATCAAATGCTTCAGCTACTTCTTTTGGCACTTTTACGCGCATCATATAACCTCCAATGTATAATGTTTCTTTTCGATAAACCCTTTTTGATACAAAGCTCTTTTCGCTGTCATTTCTGCCAAGGCAGGAAGATTATTATTACTGCTTAAATGCGTTAAATAGATCTGTTCACCCTTACCTTGAATCAACTCAGTTAATGCTGCAGCTGTTTGTACGTTGCTTAGATGCCCTATATCTGAAAGCACCCTAGCTTTTACGCTGTTAGGATAACTAGATGCTTCTACCATTCTTGGTTCGTGGTTGCTTTCTATGATGTAAACCTCTGATTTTTTCATAGCGTGAAGCATGTCGTCATCGACCTTTCCAGTATCAAGACAAACCGATACTTTGCGTTCTTTTGTCTGAACAACATAACCTTTAGGCTCGTAAGCATCATGGTGAACATCGAACGAAATAATTTCTATCCAAGGTTGATATCCTTCATAATCAAACAAAATGCTTTCTTGAGTGATAAAGTATACCAAGTCCTCATTAACGCTTTGAATATCCTTCCATTCACCTTCCGATGCATAAACAGGTATCTGATACTTATTAGCCAACGGCAACCCTTTTGTATGGTCCTTGTGGGCATGTGTAATAAAGATAGCAACTACATTCGTTGGCATAATCCCTACATCAAGCAACCGTTTTTCAATCTTTGTTTTGGCAATGCCAGCATCTACTAGAATGGTAGAATCACCTGCAGTAAGAGCAATACAGTTGCCAGAAGATCCGGAAGCTAGAATGTCAACTTTCATTATTGTTTCCCTCATTATCAGTTACCATCATCGCGAAATTGGCTATATTAGCGCACCGTTTAGTTATTTCCTGCTTATCCCTATTAGGTGATATCTTTATTAACTCATGGCGTAACTTTTCAAGATTCAAGAGAAGAAAACCTGTTAAATCCTGATGATTATCTCTTTTCCAACCGCCTTTATGTTCGTTAGCACTTAACTGTTTTTCCATTTCAAAGGCAAATTTCATCACTTCATTTCTGGGATTCGGCACAGGTCTTGTTTGCTGTACGAAATTAGCCACACATTCGCCAAGTTCATACACCAGAATACAATCTCTATCCATACCATAGCGTAGAGCAATAAGAGTATCGTTATCATCATGAGTACCATTTCTATATGTGTGCATCTCTGAATTTTCCTCAAAAGTTTTCCTTGCATCTTTTACAAAATCTAAATGCCTTTGTTCTATTTGCTGAACCATTTGATTTCCTCCAATTCTTTCTGGCACCGTGGGCAAATACTAAGCCCACGGTAATAATTTTCATTTCCTCGGTTCATTTCATTTCCGCATAATTCGCACTCTGCTCTTCTTTCATATACAACAACATGGGGTAGATACTTATTCAGGTAGTTCATCGTCATCAGCAGCTTGTAACTCCTGTAATTCGATGTTTCTATCCAACAATTCTATTAAGCCTATTAACTCTGACTCAGTAGCTGGATCACTCATTTTTACATTGTTATCTTCTAAATACTTACCGATCTTGGCATTTGTTGTTATTCCAAGTTGCTTAAATTTACTTTTCATTTGTTCGCGTAGACTAGCAATCTTATTTTCAGGCTGTTCTTCCTTTGGTTCAGTAATAGTTTCTTGGTTAGGTGTAATGTCTTTTCGCTCTCTGTGTTGATATTCAGGTACACCATTATCACCTTTACCTTCTACAGCCACCTCATCATCGAAATTAAGGTCATATGCAGCCTTTAGCGCTCTTCTTAACATGTGTTTTTTAAACATGTCGTTGAAATAATTGGTCCACATAGTTTTTTGCATACCGATCTGAGACTTTTTAAAATGTTCTACTTCATCTACTTCCATTACTACCGTGAAAGGCTTCATATTTTCTCTATAGGCAATGGCATATCCGCCAATTACTTTTCCTCTAGGAAATCCCCATGAATGTTCATCAATCACAGCAAAATATCTATCCTGGTCATCTTTTTCTTGGTGCATTTTAAATTCATCATTTTCATGTACCAGCTGTACATCATGCCCTTTGTATCCATCTGATTCCTTAGATTTTCTAACAAAGAATTCAACTGCGAATTGTACTGTTAATTGGCCAGCTCTAACTGCTGGGTATATTTCATTCATTACTGGATTAGCACCTGAAGATTTAGCAATTGACATAAATAATTTAAACTGAGAGTCGTTACAATCCTTTGCTAACGTTTGTCTAATCGTAAGAACATCCTGTTCTGAAAGCTCTCCAAATTCCATTCCTTTAACTGTTGCTAATTGATTATTTGCCATTGTTCATTTCCTCCTTGATAACTTCAATTTCTTCTGTGATTTCTGTAATTACTTGCGTTCTTGTATGTTTAATAATTTTCCCTTCCGCATATAAAGCAACTTTCATTGCTGTTTTTTGATTGTCATACACATAGGATTCTTCTCGATCAGTTGTAACTTTTAAATCTTTAATTGTGTCAGGCCCAAAAAATTCAGATCTTTTTACATATAGGCCTTCTTTAATTTTTACTGTATAGAAAACTTTCGTTTCATTTTTGATTAGTTGATTAGTCATTATTCATCCTCCTTAATCACAATAAGTTCGATTACAATGTGGACAACCGGTAATTAATTCATTTGCTGCTTTCTCAACAGTAATTCCGGTTGTGTATTTTTCTGTCGGCTTTCCTTCTTCCCAAAACAAAGTTCTTTCTTTCTCATTAGGTTCATAGATATTTTTATTGCAATTCCAGCACCATCCACTTCCTGGTGCGAAATGAGGTAGACCGTTTTCCTTACAATATTCCTCTTGTGCTGTTCTGCTTTTGAGAACATTAAATTCACTCATTGTTTGTTTCCTCCCTTTTTTCAAATAAAGAAATAGTTGCATCAAATTGCACTTTATTTAGCAGTAATAAAAGCTCTTCTCTCTCTTTACGAGATTTAAAAATCACATTGACATGAGGTTTCCGAGAATTAAAAGTTAATCCAAATTTAGTCCTGCTCATCTACTTTGACCTCCAACTCTTTCCCAGCAACAACTCTGCTAATAATCAGTTGTCCATTAGGCTCTTTAAACTTGGTGATTGATTCGGCATTATCTACAAACACTGGTGCAATTACTTCACTTTGTTCAGACAATACATTTCTTAATTCAAGCCCTGCTCTAATCCCCTCAGATAAGGACAGTTTTTTATAACCTTTTCCATCCATTTCAATTTCGAAGTCAGGCTGAAGTTCATCAGACGTTTTCAATTCTTTAAACAACTTAATGGATAAGTTTTCGAACAGTCCTTTCACCTTCTCAGCCTGTAGTTCAGCTTCTTTTGCCTCGAAATCTTTTATACTATCAAGAATAAAAATAGACTCATTTAGCGATAAAAGGGTATGCTTTTCGTTGTTTTCAGCCTCAGATACTTGTCCTTGCAAACCTTCTAGTTGCTTATGTTTTGACATCTCTTGTTGAAGAGGTGAACGTTTTGCTTCAAGCTCCCTAACCTTTGTCCTTTGTTCACTCACATCGACATATTCCAGACCTTTCAATTTCTCCTTTAGGGTATTACGCTTGTTGACAATTTCGTTATGCTGAGCTTTGTATTCATCTACACGCTTTGATTTATCATCTTCAACAGCTTGTATAGATTCTTCATCTAATGGCCTTTTACATGTTCTACACGTATCCTCTATCTTTTCATCACGTAGCTTCGGCCATCTCTCTTTAGACATTTCAATTTGATCATTTAATGCTAGAATTTGTGATTGCAGGCTATTAAACTCCGAATTTTTTTCAGCAGCAGAATCTATCACAGATTCAAGTTCTTTGATCTCTTTTTTCAAAATGCTATCTTCTGCATTTAGCGATTCTAACGGAACTGTTGGAGCATTATTTTCTAGCTGTTCTTTTAATGTTTTGGTACGACTCTGTGCTGCTATATATTGCTTGTTCAGCTTATTTTTGTTTTCGCGATGGATTTCCTGCAGATCTTTCATAGAATGTTTCTTTACAAGTTCAGATAACTTATTTCCCTGTGCTTCAGGTAACTCCTTAAACACTTGTTTATTTGCAGGAGCAGATACATACTGTAGAATCATTTTCCGTTGCTTTGTCCAATTTAATGTAAAAAAGTAATTTGGATTGAAGAGTGACAGGAATAAATCCTTATCAAACATTTCTGTTAGTACCTCATTAAATTCAGTTGCCTTGCTTGGTACTTCATTGATGTAATATTTTGCTTTTCCTTTTACTAACTCTCTACCTAGAAGCAAATCTTTACCATCTACATTTAAAAGTAAGGAAACCATTGTTTGATCCGCTTCATAAGTTATGGGCGTTGGATCCAATTTGCTTCCTAATGCATCCGTACCGTATAATAACCATGTAATAGCTTGAGGGATTGTTGACTTCCCTTTCGCATTGTCACCAGTGATCTTAGTCAGGTCGGCAAACTTAACTTCAAGGTCCTGGTGGCTTTTAAAGTTTTGTAGTTTAAGAGATTTAAATTTGATTTGCATACATTAAGACTCCTTCCGAAATACTTTATATTTGCTTCTTAATTCATACCAAGTCTTTATGATTTCCGGCGGTTGCATTATCGTTTGTACAAGATAATCACCTTTAAATGCTTTATATTCTTTCATGCCATCTTCTCTCCAACCAATATAGAACGTTACATCTTCATCTAATTTGATCACTGTATAACCAAGATAAGATCTATCACTAAGGTTTTTATGTTGAGCATCATATCTTTTTGAATGTTTAAGATTTAAGATGTTATCAACGTTTTTTGAATACAGTAATCCAGTCATTAATCCCACTTAACTCACCCTCTCTCAAATAATTATTGCTATAATCAAGGCTATAACCAGTGCACCTGCAAAACTTCCTAGTTTCACATCCTCACCTCCTTAAAAGACCACAATCATAACTTAACTATGTTTTTATAAAGATAGTGGTGCCATTTATCATTTGGATTAATTGTGATCTCTTGACCTATTTTGAATAATTGATATTTAAATGCTCGAATTACTTTTATAGAATCAGAACGATCAAGAATTTTGTTTCCAACTCGAACTTTCACATAACCGATTCGTTTGAAAGTTAATTGATCTACCATGCTCCCACCTCCTTCAATAAGTAATGATTAAGTAATAATTCCAAAGAGCTACAACAGCAAACAATATTCTATAAGTCCATTTAGACTCTTTGACTTTTTCTATCAAAACCAATCTTTCCTAACTTGTTCGTTTACTTTATTAAAACGATTTTCTTTGCCTAACTTCTTTTTGTTGTAATCAAGTATGGCTTTCATGGAATGATTAATCTGAAACAATGCATTCTTTGCTAAATCTTCATTGGCAGTTTTAGCTGACTTTAATCCATTAAGACCAGCTTCTGCTATGTTTTCAATGTGGTCTAAAACCTTGTCCATATCTTCTTCGAGATAGTGGTCTTTTAAAGACATTTAACAAACCTCCCATGTGATCATGTTTTCAAAGTCGTAATCAACGTTGAAAATTGTCTGGTAATTGCCATCTTTATCATAGAAGCTTAAATGACTAATGCTTCCATTTTTACCCCAGAAAATGCTTTTCACTGGACATTGCTTACCTTCAAAATTTATTATTGCTCGCATGTTTTAACCTCCTAAAGTTCTTTTCCGCAATCCTGGCATATTGTGTAAGCTTCATCAGTTCCACCAACTTTTATCGTTTCAAAATTTTCATGTGTGCATTTCATTTTCTATTCCTCCCTCAATTAGCTACTTCGCTAACCTTTTTATACAATTCTGCTATTCCTGAATATGCATTTGGATCTGGTAAAGAAAAGAGCATTTCCATGTCTTTCTGTAATAACTCAGCACGTTGTTTACGGATTTCTGGATAGTTACTTAAAATGTCATCAAATCTTTTTTGCAACAGTTGTAAATGTAATTGATTAGGATCGGTCATTTTGGTTCACTTCCTTCAACTAAAAAGATAATTTCAACGCCTGTCCGCGCTTAATTTGGATTACCATTCATTCATAATTTCTTTCATCACTTCTAAACTTTGTTCATAAAACCAAAAACGTTTCCCTTTTTCCTTTCTTCTCTCCAGGAGTTTCATTCGTGGATCATGCAAGAATTCATTTTCTAAAAAAGATTTACTCATGCACGTTCGTTTCGACATCTCTTCGATATCCCAAACAAATAATGATTTCTTTAATGTTTCATCTAACTTTCCTTTGATGTACTCCCTTATTTCCGATTGATCTACATCAATATTGACTTCTGCTATTGGCAATTAGGAAACCTCCTTTCTGTTAAATCCCTAAAATCTTTCTAATGTGTTTAACATGCTGTTGAGCTTTTGGACCAGTTCTTCTTCCGTTAATGATGTCACTAACGTATGGACTCGAAACCCCTAACTCTTTTGCTAACCACTTTTGAGTAATATTTTGCTTATACATTTCTGATTTAACTTTTGCTGCTAAATCGTTTGACATAACTATTTCTCCTTTCACGTCAATGACATTTGACTATTGCAATGATCTATTTCAATTTGTAACGATGTATTAGGTCGCCACAATTCAACAAAACGAATAGCTTCTTCAAACTTCGCCTTTGGAATGTCGCCATAACGAGGTACTTTAAAATACTGCTTAAACTCTCGCCAGAATGCTGAAAATACACGTTTACTCATTTCGTGATAAGCAGCAGAATCCCCACCGCCTAATGCTTGCACTACTGAATATTTAGCAGCTTGTTGTATTTCTTGTTGTTGGAGCGAATCGACACGCATACTGTCTTTCAGATAATTCACGTCTGACTTTATCGTCTTAATTTCTCGTTCATGTTCTAGTGCTGCTTGAAGAGCAATTTCTAATGATTGTGGTGGTTGTTGTTCTTTCACGTTGTAATATTCATCCACCAACATTTCGTAAGCATCCCAAGCTTCGTCTGTATTTAATGATTTAGCATGTAACCATGCGCCTTTTTCTGTCCAAAGGTAGAGTCTATTAAGGTTAGAAGGCAATTCCTCAAATTGATGATTTGCTCTGAACTCTCTTAAATCATCACCTGTTAAGCAAATAAAATGTTTACCTTCTTTATATCTCTCTTTATTACGGTTAAAATTATTACTAATCATCTTACTACTAGTTCCATAGCTATAAGATAACTGGCTAGTAGTCAAAACCCGTTGATCATTGTGGTTAATAATTGTTAAATCTGACATGTTATCATTCCTTTCTTTGGTATAATGTTCCTATTAATAGTGATGAGAGGTGTATTTACTTGGCTATTCCTAAATTTACTGATAATCAGATTGAAGCTATCTCCAAAATCATAGCCGATACTAATGAAGGAGTTTCTGGAAGTGATTTAACCAGACTACTTTCGCAAATTGGAATTGATGATCCTTCAACTCATACAAAATGGAGAAGACTGGATTACCACCTTAAAAACATCCAGAACAAACAAAACAGTGCAAATAATGTTGTTCAATTTATTCATAATGCTATGGAGCCTTCAAGGTTCATTGATGATATTGAATCTTTTAGCAATATGAGGTTAAAACTTAATAAAGTTCTCCTCCTAAATGGATTAAAATTAAATAACTCTGGTAAAGTTATTGTAGTTAATAAAGCTGAAACTCTTGATGAAGCTCAATCCCGAGCTAATGAATTGAAACGAAAATTAACTCTAAGAACCATCCACAGTAATCTTTTGATGTTTTGTGAAAAAGAGTACTTACAAGAAAATTATTTTCATGCTGTATTTGAAGCTGTAAAAAGTCTCCTTGACCGTATTAGAGAATTAACTAACCTTCATGAAGATGGTATTCCATTAGTTATGAAAGCTTTTAATGAAAAAAAGCCAATACTTAGTTTTAATAAATACCAAACTTCTAGTGAGCAAAATGAATTAATGGGGTTCAGATCATTATTAATCGGTTTAATTAAAATGGTAAGAAACCCTCATGCTCATGAATTAAAAGTAAAATGGGCTATTGAAGAAAAAGATGCTTTAGATGTACTAACCATGGTTTCTTATGTTCATCGAAGGCTAGATGAAACATTTAAGACAGGCTATTAAACTCTAGAAAATTTACGTATTCTTCTGTAAAGCCTAATACTTCGAGATTCATTAATTCCGAATAATAATTCTCAACTTTAGTTGCATAATCTCTAGCTAAATCCCGATCTACGAAAAGCATTGCACTGCTTTTATCAAGTGATATTGTTAACTTATAATCGGTGAGATAGTATTTAATGTGTTCACACTTCAACACTACTGAACTTAAAGTTCCCTCCGTTTTATCGGTGGGATTTTTTTTATCACTCACTCTCATCCCTCCTTTATCACTCACACCCAAGTTTCAAGACCTAAAGTCATGGCGTGACCTATTGGCGTCGCTCACTATCCCAATTGATAGGTCTTGGCGTTACTCCGCTCGTTTAGATTTTGAAACTTAGGTGTGAGTGTTTTTAAAATAAGCTATAAAATTAGCTAAAAATGTTGACATGCAGTATCCAATAGTATACTATTAACCCATAGCTAAATAAGACTATAAATAGCCTGCAACAATACATTTTATCCGTTCCCCAACGCAAAAACTGTATTTAGATAGGTCGTATTTTTTATTGTCTTTTTAGCTAATTAAGTAGCTTATGTGAATATAATAATACAAACGGATACCATAGTCAACCCGAAAGTATCCATTTGTATAATTTATTTCTCTCTAGATAGCTAGGAAGGTTGGTATTATGCTATTTGACAGAGTAAAAAAATTATCAGAAGAACGTGGAGAAAGTTTGAAAACAGTAGCACGAAAACTTGAGTTTAGCGAAAATGCTTTTTATAAATGGAAAAAACAAAGTCCAAAATCAGAAGCTTTACAAAAAGTCGCTGACTACTTTGATGTATCAACAGACTATCTCCTTGGACGTACAGACAAAAAGAGATACTATGACCTAACTGAGAAAGATGAAAAAGATATTCAAAAAGAATTAGAAAAAATGATTAACAGCATGAATAGTAATTCTGGATTCGCTGCATTCGATGGTAGTACCATGGATGATTTAGACGAAGAAGACAAAGAATTATTAATTGCATCCTTAGAACAATCACTCCGTATCGCTAAAAGAATAGCAAAACAAAAATTCACACCTAAAAAATATAGAGACTAGGAGTGTATTGAATGAGAAAAGTAAAAAAAAGGGTAAGTCAATTAGTTGAGCGATATGAAACGAATAATCCGTTTGAAATCGCAAAATCAATCGGGGTTGTGGTACGTCATGTTCCTTTAGGAAATTTATTAGGTTATCATTGTCGCCAGTTTCGGACTTCTATTATTCACATCAATGAGGTATTACCATTAAGCCAGCAAACATATGTATGTGCTCATGAGTTAGGACATGCTATTTTCCACCCTGACGCAGATACTTCTTTTTTAAAGTCCAATACATTTTTTTCTACTGATCAATTTGAAGTTGAAGCAAATACATTCGCAATAGAATTATTATTCTCTAATGAAGCTGTAAATTCTATCAGTATTCGTGAAGCTGTTGAAAAGTACCGAATACCTGAGCAATTTCTTAATAAATTTTTTTACGATTAAAACCGAACAAACGATCTATTTAAGGAGGTGATTTCAATATAAATATGCAACTGATATCTTCCTCCCTATTTTGAACGCCTGTCCGCGCAAAAGAAGGGAAAGATAACAATGAAATTGTATAACAGCAAAAAGGATAAGGAATTGTATTACTACTTTAATGCAAAAAAAGAACAACTATGGTGTTATAGACACAGATATTATGACGTTTTAGGGAAAAGAAAAGAGAAATATAAACAGGGTTTTAAATCAGAAAATGCAGCTTATAGAGAGTTACTTGAAGTAAAGACGGCTATTTTAAACGGGGATGTAAAACAAGTAGAAAAATCTAATTTGACCGTTTCTGAATGGTTGGACATTTGGTATGAAACACATAAAAATGAATGGAAAGAATCGACTAGAGATCACCGTAAGCGTGTAATTAAAACAAGATTCAAGCCTTTAATAGGTAATTACAAACTGGCTGAGCTAGATAAAACAACTTATAAACGAATTTTCATAAACAAACTTTTAACCAGCATGGAGCCAAGCACTGTTCAATTGTTGCATAGAATATTTAAAGCCTCTATCAACGCCGCTGTAGATGATGAAATTTTAGACAGAAATCGATTTACGAAAATAAAAATTATAAAGAAGAGAAAAGAAGAAAAGAACTTCTTAACCCCAGAGGAGTTAAATGTATTCCTTCCAGCAGCCAAGAAGTATCTATCAATTACTAGTTACACATTGACATTATTACTTACTTTTACTGGTTTCCGCAAGGGAGAAGCGTTTGGTTTACAATGGAGTGATATTTGTTTTGAAACAAAAACTATAACCGTAAATAAAACTAGAGATAAACATGGAGTTCGTTCACCAAAAAGCGAAAAAAGCTACCGAAAAATAAAAATAGATGAATTATTAGTTAACCAGTTAAAATTATATCAAAAATGGTGCAAACAAATTAAATTATCATTTGGATCACACTTGAATGATAATGACTTAGTTTTTATAAACAAAGATGGAAGACCATCTCAAGAATATATATTAAATAGAGCATTTAGAAATCTATTTAATAAATTAGACATTAAAGAAATCACACCGCATGGTTTACGACATACACACGCAACTATTTTAATTGGGAATCGTGTTCCTGTAATTGAGATAGCTGAACGCTTAGGTAACACACCTCAAATGATTTATAATATTTACGGTCACTCTTTCGATAAGATGGAAGATGAATCAGTAAGAGGATTTACTAGTAGTGTGGATTTAAGTGCAATACAGTAA